GCTAACTTATCAAGAGGGTTACCATCATAAGCAACCCCGCTGATATCATTCTTAGTCAACCAATCACAAGCTGCTTTTAGATCAGCAGTAGAAGCTTCACCGGATTTAATCCGATTAAGTAGCTCCTGTGTGACAAGATTATGGAGGTCATTAAACATGTCCTCAGTTGCTTTGTTTTTAGCCATTTCTTAATACGATTTGGTCTAACTTATTTTCGATGCGGATCATGTGGTCCTCCATCTTTTGAAGAGCGGTAGATAGCTCTTGCTTCTGGACATAGTTCTCAGCTACACGTAATTCAATACGATCAACACGACTATCGACTTCGCTAATCTTGTTATGAAGACGACTATGAACTGAGATAATGGCAGTAAGAAGTGCTATACCTGCTGCTACACCTGCTTCAATCATCAGACATAACCCATGTAAAGTTGCACACCGTCAGCATCTACAACAGTTGCATCCAACAGTGAATCACCACCAGTAATAGAATATGCAATACCATCGGTAAAGGTAATACCACTAGTAAAGTTAATCTCTTTAGAGTTACCAGAAGGTACGTGAATAATAATCATCGGTACATCTGTACCTACAACAGGAGCAGTAGTTTTGTTGTACAGTCTAAATGCAATAGCTGATCCACTACCACCACCACTATGGGTGTTATGGATAATAAGGTTAAAGACAGTACCAGGGCTATTCTTTACAGAAGTAGCGTTAGTGCTGTTAGTTGAGCTTTTAAAATGTACTTTAGTAGTGACAGGAAGGTCCTTAGAATACCGACCAGGTGTGATGTTGTAAGTAGTACTACTCATGTTGCTCCATCAATCGAATCAGCTTCTGTGAGTAAATGGGATCCGTTGCATAACCCTCTTTCTTCAAGAGGTATGCACAGTCTTCACGAGAGGTGGCTCGATTGACGCCCTTATAACCTTTGTAGTCTTTATACCACTGTGTGACAAGGTGATCTACACAGTCGAAAGGAGTAGCGAAGTCCTTAAACGATGCCTGGATGGTTACTGGACCATTGCCGTAGTCTTCCCAGGTAGTCTTTACAGTACCAGTTCCTTTGATACCAAAGAAGTTATTTTTACCACTTAATGCAGTACCAAATGCTGATTCTAGTGCCCATTGTGCAGCAACTACTTCTGGGAACTTAGCACCTGCAGCACGAGCAGCAGCTTCAATACCTTCCCAAGTATTCGTGAATTGTTGAGGGGCTACCGGAGTAGGAAGACGCCAAATCTTTACCCACTCCGCATCATCAGACAAGCCATAAGACCCTAGAAGACGCTCTAGAGCCTCAATGGCTTGCTTTTGATGAGGTAACCCCTTGTAGTTTTTAATAACGTCAAGGAGTTTAATGCTCATTTAAATGTATCCTTAATGCGTTGGATCTTGTCATCCTCAGTACGGTGAGGCTTAATAGCTTCAATACCACGAAGGATAACTTGTACGATGCTGTTCTCACGGAGCTTAGAAGCACCGACAAGTTCAGAACCGATAAATAGTGCAAAGAATGCAAGTGCCTCATAGGACACTTTAATGCCTAAGATGGTGATCATGATGTTTACCTCTAATGTGAATAGTAGTATTTATACTTCCATATCCGCAGATACCCAGAAGTTATTGCCTGCAACGTTGCTCCAATTAGCGACAGGAACAACAGCATGACCGCGACGGACTGCGATATTTAGACCAGCTGGTATTTTGCTATGAACTTGAACATTCCGACGATACCAGAACTTCATACCTGTCGAAGGCGTGGTGATCTGCGCTCCAGCTGCGTCATAGAAAGCAACCTCAAAATAATTAGAATTGACATTATAAACGACTGGATTGATGGCTCCATTTTGATGCGGAGTCAGTACAATGCCGTAAGAGTCACCAGCATCAGCGTGCTCAACCTTGAGTACATTATCGATAGCATTCCAGCTTAAAGCGGTAGGACCGGAAACATTGTTAGACAAAGACGAAAGCCACGCCCAGCTTGATCCGTTGTACGAGATGTAGCCATTCATCTCATCCATCACACGCAACTCAACCGTTGATGTTGACCAAGCAACATGTACATTACGTAAAACACTGCCGTTGATTGGAGTCGCTACAACAGCATCATTAACGCTAGGAACTTCTGGATGCGTAATGATGATAGCATTACTTGTGGCTGTTGTTGTTACAATCGAACCAGTCCAGATTGGAGTGGTAGTTACTGTCCCAGCACTGTCAACATAAAAATTAAGTGGTGCCGCCGCTTTAATGTTAGCATATGCTGTACCAACATCTCCACCACAGGTCACACCATAAGGCGCAAGAGCGTCATCTGGACCGACAATAAAACTATTTATTTTGCTAGCAGTTCTACCGTAGTTGATCCGAAAAGTGAGTGAATCAGGTTGTGTAACGCTAGCAGTATTCATCGGCGTATGGCCGGCATCATCAAGCAGAGAGAACGTGCCTCCACTGCTTCTAGGTATACAACCAATGCTAAAGTGGTTTTTATTTGGCGACCCACCAATGTTTCCGATTCTCTGATACTTACCGTTTATTGTTGCTCCGGTACCGCTATAGACAACGCCTTCACCCGTGTATGTAAATGTAGTGCCGCTATCTATGCTGGCTTTATAGTTACCTGCTGGAATATGTATGATTGCACCAGTAGCTAGTGCTGTTGTTTGAGCAAAAGCTAATGCTGTCGCGTTATCAGTACCCGTAGAAGTGCTTGTATCGTAGTCATCGACTACACCAAAATCTTTAACACTCACAACATCTTGCAGCTTTGATTCAACGGTGCGCTGCACAGCACCAGTACCGGCCTGGATGAAACCTCCACCCAGGTCGGCTAAGTCACGTGTTTTTGTCATAGTGCTGCAATAATAAATGCAAGTAGTTCTTCGTATCGGATGCCATAACGGTCTCCTGCTGCCAACTTTTCATTTCCATCGTCATCATATTCAGCGTCCCATTTGTCATAGCAGAACATCCCGTATTCTTCTGGATTGAGTCCTTCCGAAGTGAATGCGTCGGCTAACTCTTGTGCATAAATGCCAAAGTGAATGCGAGCGCCATCACCCTTGGCTTCTACCGCATCATTGAACTTGAAAGACTTTAGCAAGCCCTTAGCCTTAATGGCAACGGCCTTTTCAGCATCGGACAAAGAGCGATCTTGCTGTTTAGCACGAGCATCAGAAGTGTTGATTGTGCCTGTTGCTGCATAAACAACTGACCACCTTTGGGAAGAACGCCCCAGGCTGAGTACGTTGTCCGCTCCTGAATACCAAGCTGCATAGTATCCATCTAAATAAACATCGCGAACCACGCCAGAGCCGTTTCCTGCAGTCAGAGCTACTACAGCAGTAACGCCTGAAACGTCTGGAGCGTTGAGAGCCAGTTGATAGCCAGTAGCCCCTTCAAGCTGAATGGTGCTTACGTTGTTAACACTGTTGTCCTTGTACTCAAGACGAAAACTCGGTCGTCCGGAAAACCGATAAAAGTTGTCCGCCCTCATCTGCGTATCCGTGGAACGGTCGCATGACAGACGCATTGCCCCAGATACGTCTAGCGGATAAGATGCCGACAGCCTTTGAATGGAAATGTCACCAGTTTCTGGCTCAAACCGGAGCCTGTCGTATCGCCCAGACTGATCAGATGGACGGAAGTGGTGAAATGTCAGCTCTCCAGTTGCACCGTCGCTTATCTGTTGCCACTGACTAGCGCCATCCTTAGCAAAAACAATCGACTTATACTGACTGGGATTGCCTCCACCCGCAGCCACTAACGATGCCGCGAAACTGTGAGCCGGTTGACTTACTCCGTCGTAACTCGCAGCTGTTTTATTATCCAGGATGATTCCAGGGTGATAAGGAGCCGAGAATCTTTGCTCGTTGACCGGTACGCTGGAGTACAAGCCATTCGTGATGTACTTCCAAGTTGCAGTGCCATCAACAATCGAAGATCCAGTTCCTGATGGTCCGCCGGATGACGCAGACGTTCCCGCTACTGTGCAGTAGTAAGCATTTCCACCATTCACGCGCTTATCGCCAATCGAATACGCTGTAGATGGTACCCACGGTGCCGTGACAACAGGCAGCACCTGGTATGGTGTGCTGAAGTTGTTCATATGCAGGACTGATTCCCGCGTAGGACCGCTGTACTCGATATTGCAGTCTTGGGGCCAGGTTAAGTCTTCAAACTTCGCAACGCCGGTGGCCGTAAAAGATGGCTTTACCGAAATCTGGGCGCCGTCTTTTACAGCAATAGTTTTTCCTTTTGACCCGCTGACGCTATTAAAAGCAGCCTGAATAGCGGCCGTATCATCCGTCACGCCATCTCCAACAGCACCAAAGTCCTTAACGGAGACAACATCAGCAAGTTTAGCGGCTACTGTTCGTGTATTTTGACCAATAAATTGACCACTGTAGTTGATGTTAGCAGCATCATTAACTGTACCACTAACTAAATTATTAGTACATACAACATCAACAACATCATTTAACTGCAGTGCTACATTAAAGGTAATGCTGATACCGTTATCAGCAGAATAGTCAGCGTTGCGTTGTTGGAGAGCACCGTTAAGGTAAACTTGTTCACGTACTGGAGAATAGGACAGTACACCACCGTAATCACCTGTACCAGAAAACACCGTCTGACCAGCACTAGCCAGCTTTCTCCAACGAGTATGTCCAGGGATACCGCCATTACCAGAACTTGCATCAACATAGTCCTTAGTAGCAGCGTCACCACTTGCGGTTGGAGTAGCTAGGTTGGTGATCTTATACCCACCCATATCAAGATCACCTTCCATAGCTCGACTACCATCCGTTTGTACGGAGTAGTTAGCGATCTCTTGGGTTACGTAGAGGTTCTGAGTGAAGTTATCATTCAGATCCTGTGAACGAATAGCAGAACCAGGATAGAACTGAGCAGTAAGTGCTGCATCATCCGTATCACGATAAATGCGAATAGCAACACCACTACCTGGAGCTGTATTAAATTGAATCGTAGTAGCGTTGGCAAGTGTATATGCAGTTGTTAGTGTACCGTCAAGAGTAACCTTGATGTCGGTAGTCT